TGGGACTTCGTGCTCGCGCACTAGTAAAACGTTACGTCTTTCCCACCTCCGCCCACTAGCGAAGGTTGACATAAATCATTTGCTAGTGAACGTCCTGCTCAAGTTGAGCCCCCAGCGGCCGTATCACTGGGCACGTCAATGACGTGGGTGGTAGTGCTACCTGCACAAAGGACCCCATTTTGTGAAATGTGGATTTTGGGTACTACAATGTATATGTAGTGTAGTATACTATTGGAGTGTTCAAGAAAAACACACAATCGAAATCTGGTCCTGTTCCATAGTATACATCGACTGCTCCTCCTTGACCCATGGAGGTTAGCGACGGTGTCTGAACAACAATCTCCCACCAATCATTATTGGCAGCACTGTATGTATCTGTGTTGTTGTATGTCGTAGTAAGGTCCGAAATGAGGAACCCAGAATTGACATAAAACGGTAGATTGGCACATATGCTTGAGTTGGTCCGAGTGTTCGTGAGAGCCTTACCAGAAACACCGGGTCTGACCTGGTTGTTGGCGATAGCGGCTACATTGGCAGATGCGGCAATGCTGAGAGTGGAATTGTTGGGTCTTCGACTTGCCGCAGCGAGGTTCCTACCATCGGGAACACGATCGATTGTGAGATGATCAACATACCCACCATTGGGAGCCCCACTCGCCTGACGAACATTCGCTGTGACATTTACGGAACCTTTGTAACCTACGAAACATGAAGCAATCCACGGAATGGGATGTTGTGGACACACGTTAACGTAAGAACCTGCAGGAACACTAGTTAACTCGACAGCGTTGTTGTAGAATCCTGGTGATGGTGGCATTCGCTTAATGGGAATCACGAACTTTAATGTCCCATCAAGAGGAGCTGGCATAGTGTAGGATTTCGCCAACGAGGAGCGGTGAAGATATTCGCGTAATGAGACGACTTGTTCACCAAACACTTCCTTGTAGACAATGGGATCTACCTCAGGGTCCTGATGCCTTGTGATGATATGTTCCTCCTCATACTGGATGTCACTCTGAGCAATGCTTGAAGTGAGCGAACTCAGTTGGAGCGCGTTGGTCAATGTTGGTGACCACAAATTTCGAGGACCAGCCATTTCGAGATCGGGACCCCCCTTAACAAAAATAAGAATCTCAACATCTGAGGTTGCTTCTGGAGCAGTCAATCTGTTGAGAACTCGAATGTTAAAAACTCCATTTGAATATCCTGGTGTAAGTGCATGAGAAGGAGCTGAAGAGGTATCCCAGAGAACAGTTGTTGACGGTGTCACAGAACTCGTCCAGTTAAACTGTTTTGCCTGGATATACGGGACTGAGAAGGTAACCTCATCTGTCTCATCAAGATCAAGGACCGTGGAAAAGGTATTCGTGTTACCTAGCGACGCACCTTGATTTAGATTAGTTGCATTTCGATCCCACGATAGCAACAGACGCCCTCTATGATATTTCGACCGAATCACTTTGACTGTGAACTCCACAGATCCTCGCCAATACTGAAACATCTGACTCAAATAACCCATTGGAGGAAAGGCCATCTGCGTAGAGCCATTTGATTGCCAAAGCTGAGGTGTGACATGTGAAGTGAAGAGGGCTGTGCCGGGCGTATCAGTTGTGTCCCAGTTAGATCCGACGAGATAACTCTCTCTTTGAAGAAATGATTTCATTGAGAGTTCATCTACTTCAGATCCACCGTGCTGTACCGAACCAAGCGCTGTTTCTTGCTTAGGCTGTAATGAGAGCTTAGCAATTGGAACAGAGATCTGTGTGCTAGCAAGAGAGAATGGTACTTGCATGATGGGGTTAACATCCGAGATATTTGGAACATTAGTGAAACCAAATAATTCCGCAGCTCCACCAATAGCACTTGCCACCTCGCTTGTTGCCATCGCGTATGGACCAATACCAGGTACTGCACTCAACGCTCCTGAAACGGCGGCCACAGTCGACGCGACGCTGCTTACCGTTCTGTCCTTCTCATACTCTACATCAGACTGAGAGACTGGCTGGTTTGTCGGGCCAGTGAGCTCAATATCATCAATCCATGCGAACACCTGGACATCAACTGCTGAACCAGTAACACCATTAGCACTTTGTAGCTTCTTGTAAATTACAAACTCAAGTTTACCAAGAGCTGTATAAGTAGCCGCTGTGGTATCTGCAAATGGATACGGAGCTAGGAAAGGGGCGACAAGATCAGCTGAGGAGGTGTTCTGGACATTCAACCAAACATGTGGCTTTTGAGACGTGCACACCAACGCTTGGTTAGCTAGACCGGCTGCAGTATCCGTTCGGTAACCAGAGAGGGGTGTGTATGCAGCCATCAATCCTCCGTAATAGAACGGAGAACCGTTGATCGTGAACTTCATGTGAAGATTTCCTCTAAAAAGACCAAAACCTCCCATTTTCTCCTTATACGAAGGGTCAGTCAGAAGTAGATTCCACGGATTGATTGATGATTGAATACCGTAATTCATGGCTTCCGTCCAAGTGAAAGTGTGAATCAACTTAGGACGAGCGAAATACGAACCGAGGCTCTGAGTCATGGTCATCTTCTGCGAAACTTGTGACTTCCTCGCTGAAAGGTCTACAGACTTTGATGTCGCCTCATTTTTGAATTGATAAGTCTGCTGATTCACTGTAACGGATCCTTCAGTATCAGGACGGACGTCTGCCTGTCCTCGGGCTTCCCACTTCTCCTTCTTGCTCTTCTTGTACTGCTTGCGGTGCAATTTGCTGATGACTTTCTCTACTTCCACGGACGTCATTTGTCCATGTTGTGGAAGAGGTGTGTTGTTGTTGTGTTCTTGTTTAAAGTTCTTGCTGAGTCGGTGATTTTCGACACTACGAGCGGGCTCATGCTCGCGGTGCTTAACAAGCTTTTTGGGCAACAACCTTACCCTCTCCTGAAAAGGAGCTTTGGGGGAACGCCCCATGGTGGTTGAACCCCAAGGATCCACACTCCAGTCACATTGCGCTTGTGGTGTAGTGGACTGGCAGTAACTATCCTCAGGGGCTGGCTTGGTTTCGGCGCTCGCCGGGTCAGCCAGTGTGACCCTATAAGCTGGTGATGATGACAAGAACCTCTCATACATCTCATTCCAGCTTGGTGGAGGGTATTGGAGCATGCGTTCTTCAAGCTCCTTTTCCTTTGGTGCTTCTTCAATCAACTTTCTGATCTTGTTATAGAAGTCGCGACCATGGAAGAAAGCCTCGGAAACAGCTGAGCAGAGAGCCATGGCGATCTGTTCCTCTGATGAGACTGAACGTGACGGGACGGTGTAAACCATCATTTTGTAGATTGAATCCTTCTCCAAGGGAGCAACTACAATGCCTGGGAAAGCTTCATGAGAAGCAAATCTTCTCTTGAGAAATCCAACGTCTTCACACGGAATGTATGGGACACTTTCTGATGTCTTGTCCGCCATGGTGTACTCAATACCGATTCCTGCAAACACTCTCTGTACGGTGGTATGATTATACCATGGTGACTTGGGACTTACCTTCGCCATGATATCATCACCTAGGACACAAATGAAAACTAGTGTCCAGAACTCGTGTACCTTCTGCTTGGGATCAAAACCGTTTTCCCTAGCTAGATATACCCATGCGTACAAGTGCAATAGCACGTTGCAGATACTATTGAAGAACGTGGTGATCTGGTGACCTGAAACTTCTCCTCCCAACAACATGATCAAAACTCCAAAGAAGTCGATGACAGCTGTAATGTTGTCACAGAGAAGTGTGTCCAAAGCCAGAAGCTCTTGTTCCGTGAAACCACAGTAGCGACAGATTTGAAGGATGACGTCCTTTGCTCCATTCTGCAAGAGAATGTTGAGAATCTTGTCGAAACCTTTGAAGTCGCCAGCCATCCAGTTATCCCCAGGGATCTTGTTGGCTGATTGATGTAAGTCATTCCACTCCTCTGAATGTGTGTTCAAACCGACTGCGTGACGAAAGAGTTTTCGTCTCCGAACCATGACACGCGTGAGACCAGTTGTAAAAATCCTCATGACAGTCAAAAAAGCCAAGGGACACATGTAGAAACCGCGCGTCTTCTTCAACATCTTCTTCATTAGGGAAACCATTTCATCTTTAAGCTGAGCCGTGAAGATAGGGTGTGAACGAATTCCTTGAATAGCAAGCTTGTATATCGCCTCGACTTCGTCATACACTGCCTGATCATATTCACGGTATCTCCCCCACTCACCTTTTGGTCCATCAAATACGAGATACTTCTTCTTCGGTCCGGGTAGACCGTGCCCCGCAGCTGTAGTGAACTTTTGGGCATCAACATTTGGCACTCCAGGGTACCCATTGACAGCCACGGAAAGAGGGACAACATGGACATCCTCGATATCCTCCTGTGTAAGATTGCTCGTCACATGCTTTGCAAAAGAATCCACACACAATGCAAGAAGTGGTTCTGACATCGAATGAGTAGGAACGAGATACTCCTTGAGAATGTTCTGTTGTGGTTCCCACGATCCCATGTCTGGGGTGGTTAGACGATCAGTGATGTGCAACCCAAGCTTTGGACCCTCTCTCAAGAAATAAGCTCCGAGAGGAGAGTGTGTTCCGTTAGCTTTAGGCCTCGATCTGAATCCGCTCAAACCCCCAAAAACAATGAGGGCTCCATTCTGATGATAGTCTGTGTACAACTTCTGGTTAGCATTCTGGCCAACAGCGACAGCGGGTTTTACCACACCGACTTGTACCATCGGAGATTGATCGAAATCATCGAAGAAGATAGGTGCTGCAAATGAATACCCTGTTGCTGGGTTGAATGCGCAATGAATCCCAGCAACAACTGGACCATAAGGAGTGCTGATGATGAGAGGGGATCCACAGTCTCCGGAAACGGTGGGTTCAGAGACCTTGCCTGTTAAGCTCTTCATGTCGATACCGCCTTTATCACCTACGAATCCTCCAAACTGGAGTCGCTGTACACCGAATACATCCACATCGCGCCTGGTTCCGTCTGGCATAGGGATACTGTAGAAGGCAGGTCCAACAGATTCAGCGTCTCTAGACATAAAAAAGAATTTCCGGATGTCTTTGAACAAGGCAGGCAACGCGTTCGTGGTAATAATCGCTAGATCCCTCTCCGGAACTCTCTTGACCATTTCCTCCTCAACATCAATGCAGAAAGACGGCTGAATACCTTCTGAAGTCTTCTTACCATAGTAAACAACCATAGTGAAGTTCTCAAAACAAGCGTGTGAGTTCAATAGAATCTGCTTGTTGGAGATGATCAGAGCTCTTGTGCGGGCCTTGCCAACTCCTGGAGATCGTGTCTCAACATAGACAGAATTGTGCTGGAGTGCTGGTAACATCTGTGATAACCTGTTTGGACGTTGTGGATGGAAATCCAGACTCGTGATATTTCTTTCTTCCACTCTCCAAACATTCACTTTCTCTACCTCACGGACCTTAGGCTTAATGCCAATTGCCTCAAGACACAATTGACCATCAGGGCGTTCATCTTTCGACGATCGTCTAAGAAACTTCCAGGCGATCGCGAAAACAGTGACGAACACTGCGCTGCTGCAAATTGTGATAATGGTGATCACAAGAGGATGCTTACCCTTCAGCTTTGTGTCATACGCATCAGCCAGCGAAGTACAGACACCGATGGCTGTCTTGTTGACGCCCGTGATGTGATTCACAAAGCGCGCACCAAATGGCGTGGAGGCAAGCCAGTTGACGGATTTAAAGATCCACGGCTTAGTGAAGTACAGAGTACCACAGTATCTCAGGACACGCTCTTTGATTGAGAGTTCTTCAGGCTCAACCAACACTCCCTGCGCTAAACTAGGTTCAAACTCAGGGGCATATCGGTCAACAAACTCCAGGGCTGCTTGGTAAATGGATGCGTCATCCCAACCTTCCGCTAACATTGATGGAGCCTGCTCATACACAAAAACCTCAAGAGCACCAGAACGTTTGTCATCCCAGGATGCTGCATCTGTGTACTTCTTTACGTAGTCGTACACATACTTGAGCTGCTGACGGAGGAAGTTTCGCTTACCTCCGAGCTTCGGCTCGAATGATAGATAACCTCTAGATGCAACATCATCCATCGGTTTAGCATCGACTCGTCTTAGCTTTTCTCTCAGCGGCTGCAGTTTGAAGCTGGCCATATCGTCGCGCAACATATCAGCCAGCTCTTCAATGTAAGGATCCTCATCCTCATCCATTAACATTCTGGTATCGTACGTCTGCTTAAGCCATTGCTGGAAATACAATTTGTCCAAACCTGTGCAATCCTCGAACTCCGCAACGAGCTTTCGCCGGATCTCAACACACTTCAGCATAAATGCAGCCTTGGAGTTGGCGGTCTGACCATGTGTGTGAAGTGGCTCAGGTTGATCAGTAATGATTCCATTGTCTCTTTCACAGTTACACAGAGACTGTGGTAGTTTACACTTGCACAGTGTCTCTGGCTTCAAAGCGTTAACAGTTTCCAAGAGCCGCACCTGTTGATCTATGTGTTTCTGGTACACATCCGTTAGCCATACAAGCAGTTCGGAATAGGTATTGAAAGTCCTTCCAGATCCTCTCGCTTGATAATTGCCATGGAGTGGGTCACTATCATTTCGCATGACACGACACACCTCAAAAGACCAACAATCAGGGTACATTCCACCTGGGACTTTGGACGCGTCGAGGCGTGTTGTTCCTGGCAATCTATAAGCCGGCTTCACAATTGGCTCAATACGATACTCTGCTCTTCGAAGAACAGCGTATGTGTTGTTGTAATACGCATGTACTCCGAGGTCCGGAAGATTGGAAGTAATTCCCATCCATTCGACCAACATCGGGATTTTGCCCTTATCACACAACTCTGCTTGGTTGGTGATGTAGGGTGTGTTGTTGGCGATACCGATGAATTCTGAGAGAGAATTATCAATCCCCATAACCTTGTTAGCCTTGTGTTTCCCAACATCATCAATGAGGATACCTAGGTTATCGGATTTGTAACCAGACATGAATGTTTCCTCTGGGTTTCTAGGATAGAGTGTTGCTTGTTCCTTCTCCACACCACGCACGGAAGCATAGTGGTAAAACAATCCCTTGGTGATGAAAGACTTGCCAACTCCAGAATCGCCGTAGACGAACACACCAATGGGGCAGAACCGAAAGGAAGCAGCACATAAAGTAGTTAAGTGACGCTTCTGTACCAGTTCAAGCTCAAGAATGATGCTGTTAATGAGAGTACGTTGAGTATCACCAAACACTTTAGCCAACTTCTTCCCTGTATCAATAGCATCAGAGATTTGCTTCAGATAGACAGGAACATTGATTCCAACCGCTGTTGGGTTGCCAAGAAATTCAGCGTCTTTCCGCAGGCGTGAAGCCGTCATGATCCAGTCTGAAACTGTAACTGAATCAACGAAGAATGGCTCCACTGACCCTGTGAGAAACGCTTGTCTGCCTGCTTTCATTAGGAAAATGAGGAGGCCAGCCAATCCATCAGCGAACGTGGCAACATCCCAGATTCCAACCATCAGGTACCCTTTCTCCATCTTTCGGTACATCTTAGGATCGATCTGGATCCCGAGCTTGTGATAGAAAGTATGGGCAATCACGTGGTTGAAAACAGTGAGGAGCTTTTTGCCTAGAGTGCTACCAACCACTCTATGCATGTTTTTGTGAAGATCATCAAGGACATCAATCCATGATGTAGATTGGAAGAATGGTAGCTCATCAGAGAGTTCCTCCGCCAACTTAACGAAAATATTCGCAAGTGTTCCCGTCACAGAAGTCTGTGTTACACTTCTGAAAAACGAGCAAAAAGAAACCGTTACATCGGCAACGTTGGTCGAACGCCGCAGATCATACGTCAATGTCAATGCCGACTCACAGTACAACAAGATTTCATCTTGTTGAGGAGTGACAAATGCTTTCGTGTCATATGTAGGTTCCTTACTAGGATGTAGTAAAGAACGATTCATTCTGTGTGCAAGGATGTCTTGCATCGTGCAAAAGCGTTGGTAAGGTCGTTTCGTATCCATGATGTTGTGTGTATCTGTTTCTTAGAGACCTATTATTCAGGGGGTTGTCCCTATACCCAGTTACCTCAATAGAACTGGGACTATCTGTGGGGTTCCACCAGGTCCACACTGAAAATGTAACCATATAAGCTTGCCAAGCGGTCCTCGGATGCAACTGCACCTGTAACCTACTACTTCTTACAGATTCGCGTCGTCCAAATAGGAGCGGAGAGGCGCGTAAGATAGTTTGCTAATAGCCTTCAGCAAAAGAAGAGAGCGTGAGTTACAGCTCTCATCTTTCTATTACATATCAAATGTGAAACCTCCTTTTTCTAGTATTTACGGTTTTCTCTATGTGACCTCCTCTCACAAATGGGAGTCACAGGTTTTTATATTTAAAAATCATATCCGTAGACATGACGGTCAATGACCTCAGTGAAATATACAAACAAAAAGGGGGGTTGTAGTCTTTCCTACAGTCAGATAGAAACGTTGAAGCTACTGAGTCCTCGTAGCACGACAAAACAGCAATCACATGGATTACTTGAGAAGTCAATACTCACTACTGAGTCCGTAAAAACAGCAATCCATGATAGAATAACGTGGGTCGTCGGAGATTGAAATCTCAACGAAGCTAACACGCAACCGGTTATCAAGCCGATCAAATCAAGCATCCACCTTTCGGTGGATG